TCGGTCAGTGAACCTTGCTCGATCGTGTACCCAAGCGTCGGAGCACAGAGAAACAGTCCCCCTTCGCCACGAGTCTCGATCAAGGTTACGAGCGCGCCGTCACGAAAACCCATCGCTAGTTTCATGTTGCCGTTGATCGGCTCCGAACAGCGATAGATCACGTGCTTGCCACCGGACTGGCTAGTCTCGATGACAAGGCGAGCAAACAACTCCGGTGGGATTTGCTGTTTCCATGCCTCGAAGCGATCGCCACCTCGGTCGAAGTCGAGCATTTCAAGGTTACCGCTGACTTGACCAGTGACCACGCAGATTGCATCTTCGGGTTTCGAAAACCATTCAACGATCTGTCGCTCTTGCGGGATTCGTAGCTGAAAGTTCTTCCAACCTGGAAGCCTTGGACGCTTCTGCAAGCGAACGGCCGGCAGGACCGACAGACCACTTTCGCGGTAAGCCAAAGCGGTTGGAAGCAGGGATATGAAATCGGATGACATATTCAAAATGGAATCTCCTCGTCTGTAAACTCATTGGAAAAATGTTGGTCACACGGTTCGGGCATCGGCCCGATCTCGTAGTCAACGATCCGGTCGTACTCTTCCCCAGAGACACTTCGAACGACGATCGCAAGGGTTTGCGCAACGGCACCCCCTTCGATCCTCGCGAGTGCCTCGTCGGTAGTTGCCGGAACCGGATCGGGGGATCGCTGTTTCCACCAAGCCACCGCACGCTGCCGTGCGTAGCCTGAGTGTTCAAAGCAGACCCACTCGGATTTGTGGTTGCGCCAGCCGATCATGTAATCGACTCGCATCGATCGCGGTGCATCGTCGCTGGCCCCACGTTTGAGATGGCTGTAGTAATGTGTGTCGGTGACTTCGTAGCGAGTGTTGGTGATTTGGCCAGATAGGATCGGTGCTTGGGTCGCTTGGGCTTCGTGGTTTTGTTTTTCAGGTGGGGGAAAGGTAAAACCGCACTCCGGGCAATTCGCGTACCCCATCGCGATGAGTGCGTTGCATTTGGGACATTGCTTGGCCGGCGCTTCTCCAGTCGATTGGCTACCTGCAGGTTTGATCCGCAGGCAATCAACCGGTCCGTGCCTAAGAACATTGCCACCAAAGTCGAGGACTAAGCAGTTCTGTTTGCTTGGATGCAGCCTGAAGCCGCGACCGACAGCTTGGTAGAACAGACCAGGAGAGGTTGTCGGACGTACCAATGCCACGCAATCGATGTTGGGTGCATCGAAGCCGGTGGTCAGCACGTTGACGTTGCACAGGTATTTCAGCTGGCCGCTGCGGAATCGCGTGAGCAATCGGTCCCGATCCTCAGAGGAGGTTTCGCCGGTGACGAATCCGCACTGGATGCCGTGTTTGTCGCGAAGGGTATCGACTATGTGGTTGCCATGCCGAACGCCGCTCGAGAAGATCAGCACGGCGTTGCGGTCGGCCGAGTGCTCGACGATCTCACGACACACGGATTCAACGAGAGACTCGCTGTCCATGAGGGCTTCGACCTCGTCGGCTACGAATTCGCCAGCGCGAATGTGGAGCGATCCAAAGTCGATTTGCTCTTTGCCAGACTTCGAGATCAGCGGACACAGAAACCCATCGCGGATCAGTTCCTTGATTCCGACCTCGTAACAGATCGTGTTGAGGATGTTTTCAGGGGCACAGATCTCACCGTCCTTGAGTCGAAACGGTGTGGCCGTAAACCCAATGATGCGCAGGTGAGGGTTGACCTTCTTGGCATCGGCGAGGAATTGTTGGTACATTCCCTCACCATCGACGGGGATCAAATGCGATTCATCAACAATGATCAAATCGAACCGATCGAGCTCACAGGCACGCTTATAGATCGATTGGATACCGGCGATGATGACGGAATTGTTGGTGTCGCGACGCTTCAGGCCTGCCGAGTAGATACCGAAGTCCACCTCGGGGCAGACTGCGGTTAACTTGTCGGCGGTTTGCTGAAGCAGCTCTTTGACGTGGGCCAGCACTAGGACGCGACCTTGCCAGAGCGTGACCGCATCCTTGCAAATCGTGGCCATACATGGAGTTTTACCCCCCGCGGTTGGAATGACCACGCAAGGATTGTCATCGCGATCACGCAGGTGGTTGTAAACCGCATCGACGGCTGCTTGTTGATAGGGTCGAAGTTGCATCGTGTTACTCCCATCTCAGCATCGAAAAGCCATCTTCCAATCGGGACTCGAACGATCGATCCGGTTCCTCAATGCAATCGCTATCCAGGTCGATCCCCACTCGTCGATTGCGTCGCTTGCGCTGTGAGCGAAGCAGCCGGCCACACTCGGGGCATTCGCGTTTATCGCTTGTGGCAACGACCCCGCAGTCGCCACAAGTCCGTTGGTCTAAACTCTCGTTCATCCATCAAACTTCCGAACATTTCGAGATTCGAACAAAAACCATGCCGCCAGGGATCGGTTCGCGTTTCCAGGTGTCTAGGTGGATGATTTGGCTATCGTCGTGATACGCACCACCTTGTCCGAGTGCATCGAGCAAAGCTTTTTGCGTGTTATCCACATCCCGGCGACGACGGTCGGGTGGATACAGTTCGATGAAGACTTCCAAGTCACCATCGAGTGGGCGAACGCCTCGCGCCGCGAGGATCGACACAACCTGATGACGGAAGAGTCGACCCCCGCGGCTGATGAGCGTCCGTGCTCCCACCCGCCGCCAGTAATGGTTTACTGACGGCGGATACGGCAGTTCGAATTCGATCACGAGGGACGTCTCCATGGTGGAGTCGTATGGTTTGCTTGCTGTGGCTGTGCTGTCACGGCCTCAGGTTTCGCGTAACCTTTGATCTCGTTGGTGATGTCCCCCGAATCTTCGCGCTTGCGACACTTGACGTTGATCACCAGCGGCAAGTTATGCAGTTCGACCGAATCGCCCGGGGTGAGTACCCCAACGGCTCGGCAGATAGCCGACAACTCCGCTTGAGCGATCTTCACTGCGGTGGGATTGGCGTTGTGAAGATTCAGTCGGGACCAAAGGAATCGACCTTTGTATTCCCCGTCGAGGATCTGGAAGGTCAGCTGCAAGTAGCTGCCCGATCCGGATTTGGTCGGCTTGAGTTCCGACTCGGTGATCACGGCCAGGTACTTGCCTGCCGGGATCGCTTCCAAATTCGAGCTCGGCTCGACTTGATTCGCGTTAAAGTTGTTGAGATTAGCCATGGTTCGTAGCTCCTTCTGGTGCAGAAACGGGGTTGGACAGTTCGTTGGATGTGCTGAGGATGCCGCCAACAATCGCATCCCAAGCCAATGGAATTTCAGGTTTGAGTCGGTACCGGTTCTTGGCCACGCACGAGGGACCGCCGACCGTTTTCAAGATGCGTTCACCACCGGCTGCGCCCACTGGTGCAGCGATCGCTCTCTGGCGACCAAAGCCACTCTCTTCGGTGCGGGTCGTGAATCGCTTGGTGGCAAACAGCACCGCATCGCACCATTCGGTGATGATGGCGCTGGCATGTTTGTGCAGACGAGGTGAGTAGCGATCGTAGGCCGGTGCTTCCGGGTCCTCGAACTTCTCGACCTTGGCATGAGCGATCAAAAAAACCATCATGCCGCGATCGCGATGGAGATTGCCGAGCTTGTCGATCAATCGACGCCAGTAGTCCAATGCGAGCGTGTAGCCCTTGCCGTATCCGCCACCGACCTTTTCGATCGTCGTGGCCGATTCGCGCCGGCAGACGGCATCCCAAATCAGTCGCTCGAGCCAATCGAGCGAATCGATCGCGACGGTTTGGTAATCGTGCTGCTGGGTCTCTAACTCCGTGAGCGCCGCGACGACATCTTCGAGGGATTTGGCCAGCGGAAACTTGTCGCAATCGATCTCACCTAGACCATCTTCGGTCTGGATGAAGATCGGTTTGGGGGTGGTTGCCGCGAGGCTGCTTTTGCCGACCCCTTCGGTACCGTAGACCAAAATTCGCGGTGGCAGGTGGGAACGCCCACGCTGCACTTGCTGTAATAAACTCATCTGCTTTTTCCTTACAAAATCGAACAACGAAATAAATGGGTCAGTGAAAGCAGCAAGCAGGTGGGCACAGGGAGTCCGGACGCTCTATCTGATTGCCCACCGTGGCAAAGAGCGTCACGCCATCCCACCTGCTTGCCGCAGTGGTTCAAATGAAGTCAAAGACACGAGGCTCTTCGTAGCCCGTGGGCCAAGAGTCATTGGCGATGCACGCATGCAGGCGATCGATCGCTTGCTCGTTTTCTTTTTGGGCAAGGTTCAAAACCTCGCTTGAGAGTTGCCAGACGCCGCAGCGGTAGGGTTCTTTCTTCTCCACGGCGATCAGATGGACCGGAACATAGATTCCCAGGGCTTTCGAAAGCACGGCGCGGTAGAAGGCCAATTGATGGGCGTAGCCATAGCGACGCGAGTCGGCTTCGAACCACGTCAGGTCGTCGCACGTTTTGAGGTCAACGATCCCTTGGACCGGTTCGAGCCAGTCGATACGGATTTGGCACGGGAGTCCGCAGTACTCGGCACGAACAACATTCTCGGCGATTCCGTACTGC